TAATGTCGCCTTTCGTGCGCGACACGCTACATCGGAAAACGCTACCAATAAGTGTGGTTTCTAACACCGCACTTTTTTTATGATGTTGTATAATTAGTATAGGACGCCTTCGGGGTCCACAAAATCAAACCTCGCTTTTAAAGGAGATACTAAAATGACTAACCTAACAAGGTATACTGCTGCGGATCTTCCTGCACTGATGGAGAAGATTACTCGCAACTCTATTGGAATGGACGAATACTTTGACCGTCTCTTTCACTTACACGAAACAACCTCTAACTATCCTCCATATAATCTAGTCCAAGTCAGTAATGTAGAATCACGACTTGAGATTGCTCTTGCAGGATTTAGGAAGAAAGAAGTCTTTGTCTATACACAAGACGGTAAACTCTTTGTTGAGGGTCAGAAAGAAGATAAAGAGACAGAATCAAACTATCTTCACAAAGGTTTAGCACAAAGAAGTTTTACAAGAGTCTGGACGCTCTCGGATGATACGGAAGTGCGAGCAGTAGAATTTGAGGATGGACTTCTTACTGTTACTTTGGGCAGAATTGTTCCAGAGTATCATAAGAGAAAGGATTATCTATAAATATAACTGAATATCGTTGGCGCAAGAGGAGTTCCTGGCAAAATCCAGGTTGACTCCTCCTTTTTTTATTGGTAGAATGAAGATAATGATAAGGACAAAATGGAAAAAACAGTAAAGATACTTTTTTTATTGAACAATCAAGTTTTGATAACTCAAATTGAAGAAGTTGGTGCTGATATTGGAGAACCAGACTGTAAACTAATCAAACCCTTTGTTGTAACCAAGGACAAAACATTAGAACCCTTTTTACTTGCGTATACAAAACAAGATACATTTATGATGAGTTCGGATAAAATTCTGACACTTGCAGATCCAACTCCGACATTACTTGAAAAATATGAGGACTTGATTAAGGAATGAATTTTTACACTAATGTTCAGCTGATTGGAAATCAATTTTTGGTTCGTGGAGTAGAGAATGGTAAAAGATTTGAAACAAGAGATGAGTTCTTTCCAACTCTCTTTGTAAAAACTAAAAAAGATTCTAAGTACAGAACATTAAGCGGCGATAAAGTCGAACCAGTTAAACCTGGAACAGTTCGAGATTGTCGTGAGTTTTATAGTAAGTATGAAGGAGTTGATGGATTCGAAATTCACGGCAACGATAGATACATCTATCAATATATCTCAGAGAAATATCCAGAAGATGAAATCAAGTTTGATATCAGTAAAATCAAACTAGTCACTCTGGATATTGAGGTTGCGTCTGAAGAAGGATTCCCTGATGTGGAGTCTTGTTCTGAGGAGATTCTTGCCATTACGATTCAGGACTACACAACAAAAGAGATTATCACTTGGGGTGTTAAACCCTTTCAGCACAACCGCAAAGATTTAACATATCACTGCTGCCCCTCTGAGTATGAGTTGCTGAATCATTTTATTAACTATTGGATGGTAAATGTTCCTGATGTGATTACAGGATGGAACATTCAGTTATATGATATCCCTTATATCTGTAAGCGTCTCAATCGTGTTCTTGGTGAAAAACTGATGAAGCGGTTTTCTAACTGGGGACTTGTAACGGAAGGAGAAGTGTTCATCAATGGACGCAAGCATACGGTGTTTGATGTTGGTGGTTTAACTCAACTGGATTATCTCGATCTTTATAAGAAATTTACCTATAAAGCGCAGGAATCTTATCGTCTAGATTATATTGCCGAAGTGGAACTGGGTCAGAAAAAACTGGATCACTCTGAGTATGATACCTTTAAAGATTTTTATACAAAGGGTTGGCAAAAGTTTATTGAGTATAACATCATTGACGTAGAACTTGTTGACCGTTTAGAAGACAAGATGAAACTCATTGAGCTTGCTCTTACGATGGCATATGATGCTAAGGTAAATTATGCTGATGTATTCTATCAAGTCCGTATGTGGGACAATATTATCTACACTTATCTGAAAAAAAGAAATATTGTCATTCCACCAAGAAATAAAACGCAGAAAGATGAAAAGTATGCTGGTGCTTATGTAAAAGAACCAATTCCTGGAATGTATGATTATGTGGTAAGTTTCGATTTAAATTCACTTTATCCACATTTAATTATGCAATACTCAATATCCCCAGAAACTCTTGTTACACAGGACGATATTAGTAAAAGAATTTCAGAACTTGAAAGTATGTTATAATATAAATGGGATATAGGTAGTTTATAAATGAAAAAACAGTATCCTATGTATGTATATCAATACAAAGATAAAGAAAAAGTTTTTTATATTGGTATGGGACAAGGATATAGAATGTGGTCTCACTTGAAACCAAATTCTTATATGCCTTATGACGCAACTTATCCTTCCTTTTACGGTAAAATAAAATCTATGATTTTACGGGAGCAAAATCCTGTCGTTGAAAAAATTTTTGAAGGGACAAAAGAAGAATGTCTGGAACTAGAAAAAAAACTTATTGAAAAATATAAGTTAGTGTGTGAAGGTGGAACCCTTTATAATGTTTCAAAGGGTGGTGGTGGTCGTGTAAAGGGTAAGTCTTATCCTATGAGTGAAAATACCCGACAAAGATATAGAGAAACTATGCGACAAAAAAGGTCATATAAAATTGAAAAGGGTGACTTGGAAAGAATGTATAATTCTGAAAATAAAACAAGGAAACAAATTTCCGAGCACTATAATTGTAGTGAGGTATTAATCAAACAAAGATTAAAAGAATTTGGAATTAAAAAGACCGCTAAAATTATGGAGAATTGAAATGTGGAAAGATGCTCGTAAAATGACTCGTGAAGAAATTGAAGAAGAATTAGAAGCACTCAAAAAAGTGCGGGAACTTTCTACAAAAATTAGTGTTGATAAGATTCTGAATCAAGAATTAGATTTAGAACCATTACAAAAAGTAAATCTTACTATAACTGCAAATGGGTCTCTTTATCATAGAGTAAAAGGTATGCTTCCAGAACTGATGGATAAAATCTATCAGGACCGCACCATTTATAAAAAGAAAATGCTTGTTGCCGAGCAGGAGTATGAGAAGACTAAGAATAAAGAACTTATAAAAGAGATCGCCCGCTGTAATAATATTCAGATGGCACGTAAGATTCAACTTAACTCTGCTTACGGTGCGATTGGCAATCAGTATTTCCGTTATTATAAACTGGCAAATGCTGAAGCGATTACACTGTCTGGACAAGTTGCTATTCAGTGGATTATGAATAAAGTTAATTCTTACCTAAACAAGATTTTAAAAACGGGAGATGTTGATTATGTTATTGCTTCTGACACCGACTCTCTTTATATTAATATGGGCCCTTTGGTTGAGAATGTATTCGTCGGAAGAGAGAAAACTACTCAAAGCATTGTTTCGTTCCTTGATAAGGTCTGTCAAGTGGAATTTGAAAAGTATATTGAAAGTTCTTACCAAGAACTGTCGGATTATGTGAATGCTTACGAGCAAAAGATGTATATGAAGCGAGAGTGTGTTGCTGAACGTGGAATTTGGACTGCTAAGAAACGGTATATTCTCAGCGTTTGGGATAGTGAAGGTGTTCGCTATGAAAAACCAAAACTTAAAATCAAAGGTATTGAGGCAATCAAATCTTCAACTCCAGCACCTTGTCGTAAGATGTTGAAAGAATCATTTAATATTATGATGAGTGGATCTGAGGATGATATGATTAAATTTATTGATAAATGTCGCCTAGAATTCAGGACACTTTCTCCAGAATCCATCGCTTTTCCAAGGACAGCTTCTGATGTGCAGAAGTATTCGTCTCCATTAAACATCTATGCCCCTAAAACACCTGTTCAAGTTCGTGGAGCACTTCTGTTTAATCATTATATTAAACAACATAAACTTACGAATAAGTATTCTTTGATTCAAAATGGAGAAAAAGTTAAGTTTATTTATCTGAAAAAACCAAACATTATTCACGAAAATGTTCTTTCTTTTATCCAAGAGTTTCCAAAGGAACTTAATCTTGACAAATACATAGATTATGACTTACAATTTGAAAAAGCATTTCTAGAACCACTCAAGATTATTCTTGATGCAATTGGGTGGAGTGTGGAAAAAACTGCAAACCTTGAATTATTTTTTGCCTAATGGACTTTCTTAAAGATATTGTAAAAGAAATTGGTGATGACTATACGAAACTAGCATCAGACATAGACGAGACAGAAACTTATGTTGACACGGGTTCGTATATCTTTAATGCACTGGTTTCAGGTAGTATATTTGGTGGTGTTTCTGGTAACAAAATTACTGCTATTGCTGGAGAGTCTTCTACTGGAAAGACTTTCTTTTCTCTCGCTGTGGTTAAGAATTTTCTTAATA